CCGGCGTCAATGGGGCGGCTTATTTAGAGATCATCTACTCCTCTAACCCTGCGGCTGTTGCTCAGGTAGATAATTTGTCTATCCCTGACATTTTCGCGAACGCGGTGCTGAACTACGTTTTGTACATGGCCTACATGAAAGATGCCGAATACGCTGGCAATCAGCAGCGCGCGTCTAGCCACTTCCAGTTGTTTACAGCATCTATTACGGGCAAGGGACAGATCGACGCGATCACAAACCCAAATATGGAACGTAGGGCCCTCCAGCAACTAGCGATGGCGTAAATTATGGCGATTTCGTACGAAGCGCTACTGCCCGATATCCTACCGATGGTTCCAGGGTGCCCTGACTCGTTGATTAAAAACAACATCAGGTCTGCCGTCATTGAGCTCTGTGAACGCGCGAGCGTGTATCAAGCTGAACTAGACCCCCTGACAACCGTCGGCAATATCTACGAGTATGACTTAGAAGCCCCGTCAGGCACGGCGGTGCAAAAGACCCTATGGATTACTCATGAAGGCAAAGACCTCGAACCCCTAACCTCTACCCTTTTAGAGCAAAGAATTCCTAAATGGCGCGAAGGAAACGGCGTACCTGAATACTACGTACAGCAGGGGTCAGCATTGGTTTGGTTAGCCCCGATTCCAACAGCAACGGGCGTATCAAGCACCATCGTCAGGGCCGTACTCAAGCCAACGCACACAAGCTCTGCGTGCGATGACGGAGTCATGAACGACTATAGAGACACCATTATCAATGGTGCCCTATTCCGACTGCTAAGAATCCCAAACAAAGAATGGACAGACCTTCAAGGCGCTAGTGTGTATGGGTCTTTATTTAACGAAGGCACCATGATAGCGGAGCGTAAAGCGCGTGGCGCAGATACCGGAGTAGCTAGGAGAGTTCGATATGGTGGAACGACAGGTGCATGGCGCACAAGACGTAGACACTATGGCCGCGGCGGCTAACCCGGCGCGAGCGAATATCCGGGAAGAATGGGCGTGGGTAAAACAGGGTATTAAAGAAATATTAGCCGAGCAGCCTCAGCTAACTTTCATACCAGAAGACGTGTACGCAGCCTGTTTGAACCAAGAAGCCCACCTCTGGGTTGCCCCAGAAGGTTTTGTGATAACGACGGGAGAGCGGGACGAGTTTACGGGTGCCAGGACATTCTTAGTCTGGTTAGCGTGGGCCAAGGTCCGCGGACAAAACTGCGTGATTCAGTACTACGATTTTTTCGCCGCAGTCGCAAAAGAAAACGGCTTTAGCAATATAGAAGTACGTACACCAATTACTGCGATTGAGCCATACCTCATATCGCAAGGTTGGAAGAAAGACACAGTAGTCTACACGAGAGAACTCTAATGGGTAGCAAACCTAAGCAACAGGACTATCAAGCATCAGAAGGCGAAAAAGCGTCAGCGTCTGTCGCGATGGCAGAGTATACCTACTTCAAACAGAAGTATGATCCGCTGCTACAGAAGATGCGCGATGCCTCCCTAGGCACTAACGACGATAAGACGCTTAGAGGTCGCGCAAACGCCGACACTATGCAAGCACTTACATCCACTCCGATGGCGCAGCAGGCTATGTCTGGCCAAGGGTCAGAAGACCTCGCGCAAGCTTACCAGGGCCAACTTGGTATAGCGGACAAATCCGCTGAAGATATTCGCAACAAAAAACAAATGAACGTGCTCGGAACCGCCCGAGGCCAAGCGTCTGATGCCCAGTCTGGTATGGCGCAAGCAGCAAACCTCGCGACCTCTGAAGCCCTAGAGCGTGCTAAGAATAAGCAGCTGGTGTCCCAAGCGAAGATGACCGCTATAGGTCAGTTGGCTGGTGCCGCCCTTGTGAAGGGTATGCAGAACAAAGCAACAACAGGCCAGCGGGACACGGGTAAAGTCGGCGCAGATGGAAAACCAATAATGGAAACCGTCAAAGGTTCATTCTTTAGCCCAGTTAATGACGCTGGCCAAATAGTTTCTGGATTCAATAACCGTCTTGCGTTTTCAAATATTTTTGGCGGAGGTTAAAAATGAGTGTATTCGGGGACACCGTAGAAAGCTTTCAAAAAAATTTGTCGTATCAGAATAATGCAGCATTAGGCGGAGGGCTTCCAAATGTTTCGGACCCCGAAAAAACTTACGCGAACATAACACGGCAGGAGTATCTAGATTACGTTAGCCAGTATCGAGCTTTTGAAGAGCAGATGATAAAAGAGTCGCAAACAGACACGTCGTTGATCGATGCGTCACGCGAGAATGCGCAGATTGCCTCCGGTATAGCGCAGGGTGTATCAGACCGTAACGCTAGTCGGTATGGGGCGGCGCTAACGCCTGCTCAAGCACAAGAACAGAGACGAGCTCTCGAACGTGGTAACACACTTGGGTCTATACAGTCGGTCAATGACGCCCGCATTGCGCAGCGCGAACTTAATCAAAACAAACTCGCAGACCTAATTAATATCGGGCAAGGCGTTAACCGATCGTCCCTGTCTCAAATGGGCTCAGCGGCGGCTAATGCGACGCAACGTAAAAACGCGTACGACTCAGCGAAAGCCGCGTCCAAAGCGCAAACTATGAGCACCGTTGGTGGTTTAGGTGCGTTGGCAATCATGGCTTTTGCCTTTTAAAGAGAGAATTTTATGGCCCTTTTAGATGGCATATTAGGCGGTGCGCAAAGCGTAATGGCGTTCGGCCAGCAGCAAACTGAGAACAAGCTCGCGAAAGCAAAGTTCGATGAACAGAAGCGGCAGTACGATCAGTCGTTTAATGAGACGAAGCGGCAGTACGATCAGTCGTTTGATGAGACGAAGCGGCAGCACGATCAGTCGTTTAATGAGACGAAGCGGCAGTACGATCAGTCGTTTAATGAGGGCGTGCGCCAGTTTAATGCTGGCGAAGTTTATAAACAATACGACTTAAAAAAACTGAAAGATCAAGATGCGAAGGATGCGACAAGAGCGGCTAATAACGATCTCTTCAAAACCTACGCCAATGCTGATTACCTCTCCCCAGACATGCAGAGCTTGAATTATAATCGGATAAACGACGACATAGCAGCAGGTCGGAATAGCGATAGATTTGCCACGGCTGAGCAACTCGTTCTAGGTATGGCTACACAGTTTGGTGATTTACCAGAAGGCTCAGAAGCAACCAGCGTAGAAGCACTTCCCGGTGGGGGGTACGCCATAACCGTGACAAACGCCGATGGGTCAAAAGGCGCGGTAACTACAGATGGTTCTAGTGAACCAACATCTGAGGTAGTTCGATTTGCTCCTGGCCAGCTGGGCAAACTTGCGAACTTGCAGTATCGAACGAAAATTGCAATAAATACCGATGAGTTTAATCCTGTCAGCATGGCCGCCAGCAAGAACCTAATTGCCGCGGATCAGAAGGGGCAACAGGAAAGAGCGGCGTTCGTAGAACAACAGACCCAAATTAATAACCTCTTAACGCAGGTTAAAGCAACAGGCAATGTGTAATTATACAGGGCGGTTCAGAGCGCTATTGCTGATGGTGGCGATGAGACAGCTGCCCTAATTGCTAAAGACTTCGGTTTACCTAGCCCGCAAGCACCTACTGCGCCAGCACCCACTTCGGCGGATGCTACGCCCACTTCGGCGGGTGCTACGCCCACGCAAGCACCTGCCCAGACCGATACCCAAGCACCTGCTACGCCCACGCAAGCCCCAACTGCACCAGCCCCTTGGAGCATGGACAGTGTAGACCGCGATACGGAAAGCGGAAGGCTAATTGCTTCATTAGAAGGCGTGGCAAAAGATCGAACAGCAAACCCAAGGTCACGTAAAGCTATTACACCGGCCGGCCAAACAGAAAAACTCATGGCCCGTAAAGCCAAGCTTGAAAAAAACATAAGTGCCGCAGAGAAGAATCGGGCGAGGAATCCGGACATAAAGATTAACCCTGAGACAGACGGCGTACCAAAGAAAAAAGCTGAGCTCGCGCAAATAAACGCGTACCTTGACAAAGACAAGCCAGCGGTATTTACGCAAGCGGCTGAAACAGATGCCGTAGCAGAGCAGGCGGCGGGTAAAACTACTGCAGAAATTGCGCAAGGCATCGACGACGGTTCTATTACGGTAGATCAGCAAGCTATTAATTTAGTTTCACAGACTCTGAAGGGTAAGGGTTTCAAAAATATAAATGATCTAATGCAACTTAATACTAGAGACGCGGCTATTGCGCGAGCTGCCATTCTT